TCCTCTCTCTTGAAACTCTTTAGTAACAACATCATTGAGGATAAATTGTGCAGTAACAGTGTCAGTACCTTGATCGGCTGTTCCTAACGCTGCTACTGGCTGTTCACCAGCACTAATTAACATGTAGTTTACAGCTTCTAATTCAGTTAAGCTATCTGTTGCGGACATATGTACCTCTCTTTAAATAGTAAAATAAAAAATAATCCCCTTAGCCGTTAAGCCAAGGGGATTGGAATTAAAATGTATCAGACCGAAATCTGAACGTCAGTACCAGCGTTAAACGCTTGTCTTGAGGCGCGGTTATCAAAACCGTTGTTAGCAGTTCCATCATTACCATCGGTTGTTACACCAGCTAAGTTCCAAATAGAAGCGCAGAGTTCAGGACGCAGAATGCCGCCACCCATGTAGGTGGAAGCAACCGTAAACACGGTATTTCTACGAACATCTTCAACGGTATCAACCTTCAGACCTTGTTTACGAACCGAAGCAACAGCACCTCTAGAGAAGATAGCTCCTCTAAAGTTACCTTGAAGTGCTCGGTTTGCATCAGCTTGATCATCACCATCAGCAGGGTTAATGAATGGGCTTAATGGAATTTGGTAATTAGCATCACCAGCAACGTAGTTACCTTGTGGCTGAGAAATATGGTTAGAAGCCATGATGGTGCAACCCATGTAGTCAAGGGTAGAGCTCATGCTAGTAGCTTGAGCAATGCCCATAAACAGAGGATCGCTATATCCACCTTGATTAAAGGCAGTGCCAGTACCAGTTGGTCCACCATGAGAAACATGAGCAATACCTAATCTACGAATCTCGTTAAAGACCGCAGGAGGGATTACCGCAACTAAGCCAGTATCAGGAATATCTAATTCCTTGTACTTGACCATTTCTTTCTCAATAGCAGCAAGAACAAAGAGGCCTTGTTTTTCGCCACTTAAATCATCAAAGTTAGTACTACCATCAGCATTATAGATACGACCGCTGTAGCGGGTATCCATGCCTTCAAAGACACCTGAAGTATCCAGATCAGCAGTAGGAGTTTCACCTTCTCTGTTGTGGACTCTAGAGCCCTCAACAGAACAGCTGTGAAGAAGACGAGCAATCTGACGATCTCTTTCATTAGCAAGCGTAAGACCAGCTTGACGAGCGAGCTCAGATCGGAATTCGAACTGCTCACGCATCAGGTCAATGTTATCGAGCTCGAAGTGAGCAGCGATAGGTCTACGGTCTAATGAGATCGTAAAGGTAGAGGTCGTTGTACCGCCACCTGAAAGCTCTTCGCCTGATTCCCAAGCTTCATTAAGAGCAATAGTACCGGTCACTGGGAATTCAATGGTAGTACCAGAGTCAATGGTTCTTTGATCGACTAAGCTTTCAAAGATATTGTAAGCATCATAAGCATGAAGAACTTCACCAGCCCAAGTATTAAGCCAGAGATTCATATCTCCGATTCCGGCTTCTAAACCGATTTGCTTAATAGCAGCTGTAGCATCTCCAGATTTCGCACCCCATCTAACAAGATTGAGGTTAGGTTGTGAATGATCACTATTAAAAGTTGGCATTTTAATTTTTCCTTTTTAGGTTTAAATAATTAGCATGAGCCAAATACATAAACCCAGAGCTTGATTGTTCCCTCAAGGGGAGTCAGCTTTACCCGGGGGAGTTGTTATATCGTAACATCTTGAATACTAATCACTAGTTTCTAGTCTTGTTATAACTCGTCCGAGTCGGCGGTGGCTCAACTACCGCCATTAGTTAACCAAGAAGTCCTTGCTAACCTTTGAGAAACAAATGCTCTATACTCAGGATCTTGAACGTATCGCGGATCCCTCATAGCAGCATTCATTTCTTGTGGATTAACAAATCCTTGGATTGCCTCAACAGCACTTGCATTAGCAACTCTGTCAGGGACTTGTTGTGGTTCTTCAGCCCGCATAGAGACTGAATCAGCCTCATAACGTGCCATTAAACCACGAAGTACATACTCAGAACCGGGACCTTGAAGTGCTTCATTAGTTGCAACTCTTTCTTCAGCACTTAAATTGTCCGCTGCCCAAGCAATAACTTCCTTTAACTTATCAGGACTACCTGCAACTTCTACTGCCTTATTAACATTCTGTTGCTCAATAGATTTCATGCCCTGATAAAAGGTGTAAATCATATCATCACTTACACCGGGAAATGATTGTTTAATAGCCTCAAGAGTTTCAGACGTAAACTGTCCTTGATTCTGCACATATTCTTGCGACCATGCATCAGTCATCTCTTGAGTAACTTCTCTAGGTTGAGAAGCATATTGTAAGTCTTCCAGAGCCTTAGCCTTAAGAACTTCAGCTGGGTCTGGAATATTTAAAAAGCCATCATAAGATCCTTGCTCACCTTCCTGAACTTCAGGTGCGGGTTGAGCTAAAGCATCAGTAGCCATCTGGGCTTTTAATGCTGAGATCTCTTGTCTAGCTTGTGTATATTGACCTTGAGCTTCCTTTAATGAATCAAAGTAGTCTCCAAAGTCTTTAAAGTTTCCGGGCAAATCCATACTGCCCTGAGCACCCTTAACAAACATCTCTCGCTCATAGTTATACTGCTGAGCTTCAGCACTTAATTGAGGAGGTGCTGTAGCTTGTTGGTCAGTATTAGGTGCTTGAACTTGTTGTTCAATGCCAGGTTGAACTGATTCAGTTGGTTGTGGTGCTTGTGTATTTTCTTCCATGTATTATCTCCTTGGTTACATCATTTGTTGAACAGCTTCATTAACTTGTTGAGCTGCTGCGGGTTGGCCTTGTTGTTGCATTGCTACTGCACTATTCTGAGCATGAGCAGTGGTCATAGCATTTACGGCTTGCATCTTAGCTTGATCAGCCATAGCCATTTCTTTCTCTTCTTCAAGCTCATCAGCACTCTTAACCCAGTTTCTTGGATCAAAGCCAAGGCTTGTAATCAGAGCTCTAGCATACTCATCAAACTTAAAGTTTTGCACAGCCTCTTGTGGTAAGTTGCGAATCATTTCGCCCATAGCCATGAGACGTTCTCTGTCAGACTCTCTACTAAGAGCCTGCAGTCCAGTAACAATATCAACAGACAGAACACCTGAGTCTTCGTCTTGGAACTCAGACACTAAGCGTTCATCCACTTCTTTATTATCTACCATTAAGTAGAAGGTTCTTTTTACGATTGGAACTAATAAGTCTCTAGCAATAGATGAGAATACACCACCTAATACTTGCTCTAACTCTTGTCCAATCATACGCACTGCAGTAGCCGTAACTCTATCTCCAGATGGAATAGCACTACCAGACATAAGGAAGCTTTGAGCTACCTCTTTACGCATAGTTTCTACAGCCTGCATACTCAAAGATACTTGAGGGTTCATGGTGCTAGAGGGCGTAATGGCAAATACGTCCTGTTGCCTTGCTGAAACCCATGTACCATTTGATTGACTAGAGATATCATCTAGAGCTGTAATCCCTGAAGGGTCTACAGCCATCCAGAATGCAGAGCTTGCAGACAGACCTTCAATAAGAGCTGCAGTGTAAGACTCTAAGGACTTAACATCACCGATATTCATTTCAACATGAGATCGACCATAGTTCTCATTGGTTACAGACTGCCAACGCAACGCGATAACCGGGAGTACCTTGTAGATACCTTCAGAGATAATCTCTTTACCCTTTTCAACACTGACTTCCCAATGCTTAGCTTCATCGTTCCATACCAATCTATTAAAGATAGTATCATATCCTTTTTTAGAAACTGCAGTTGGATATACAACACCGGGGTTATAGGAGTCATCCATGGCACTAGTCTTGCTAGCTTTTGCTGCATGTTCTAAGTAAATAATCTCAATAACCTCACCCCTATGGTTTCGTTTAACAACGTAATGATCTAACCTTACTGTTCTAAAAACCATATCATCTTCAAGAATAAGTAAAGCATCACCAAGCACCAACAGTTGTTGTAAAGCCTGATAAATAGCTTCTCTAAGATTCTTGCTATTTAATTTTTTATGTAGCTTTGAAGCCATAGATTCAAGATATTCTTGAGTTTCTAAGGGAGGATATTCACCAGTCTTTGGAAAGAACCTAAAGAAGGGCAAATCATTAAGAGGCAAAAGAGCACTCATAATACGAGATGCTAATGCGTTAACTCCTCTAGCAGGAATACTAGAATAAGGAGTAACCAGTTGTTCAGTCTCAGAGTAGCCAACAGGTGGCAATAACTCAGGCAATGTTAAGGCAGAACAACCCCTAGCTCTGTCTAGCTTTGCTGTACGAAGTGAATCGAATGCGAAGAAACGATCCTCAATAGATTTTTCTGCCATCTCCATTTATAGTACCTCAGTTAAACATGGTTCCTTGTCCGCCTTGTCCGGGCAAACCTGAACCATCTGGAATTCTAAATGCACTTAATCGCCTAAACATACGGCCTCGTCTACCGCCTTTGCCTCTACGATCAAGCATTTCTTTTCTCATAGCTTGGCCTCTAGACATCTTTGCAACTTCTTGCTGTCGTTCTTTATTAATTCTTTGAATCTCAGCTTTACCTGCAGCTTCCTTAGCCTTTTTATCTTGAAGACGTTTTGCTGCTTTTGCTGCGCCTTTTTTGCGACTTTTCTCAGCTTTTAATTGTTCAGCCAAGAACTGCGAAACTTCTAAAGCTTCTGCTCTTAAAGCATCTTCATCTAAAATATCGCTAGTATCAATAGCATCAGGATCTAACATTTCAGGACCTGGGATTCTAATATTTCCCATTGCATCTGTCATGCCAACTTCTTCTGCTTCCATACCTTCATAACCAACGATGTTGCCATCTCGGTCGTACATTGGATCACCATATGCCATAGCATAACCTCATTTCTTTTTCTGTATTTCAAGTTGATTTTGAAGCAATGCAACTACAGATCGTTGACCTGCTAAATGAAATCGTTCGCCTTCATTCTTGGTTAAATCTTTATCTGTAATTGCAAATTTTTCTTCTAGAATCTCAATCAGCCTCTTGTCGATGTGAGGCCATTCTTGTTTTTTCATTTATTACTCTTTCGTACAATTCATCTGGAGTTTGAATATCATCATCCCATAATCCAAGTACCTGCCTGCAACAATGCACACAGTTATTTTGAGGCTTAGGATAAAGTGCGTGTCCTGTAGATTCTCTAATAATATTAAACAGCAGTGTATCTATTACAGGTAGACGCGTAGATTCAAGATATTTATAATCATCAATCTCTTTATCCGTAGGCCCAAAATCAAAAGCCACATCGGGCTTTCTAAATCTCTCCTCGGTATTTGGATCTTTCAAAGAAACCCAAGCATTCCCTTCAGGCCAAGTGCCTAAGTACCAGTGACCCAATAGTATCGCACAATGAGCATACTTAGGTGAGGCTAAAGAGATATACCAATGATCTACAAAAGATTCAGGTTTCCAGAACCCCAGAATCAGTCTCTTTTGCATTTGTCTTCTTCTTTGGTCTTCCAACCTTGGGCTTCTTAAGTTCTTCAATTTGAGCTTTAAACCCTTCAAGTTCAAGTTCTAACTGCTCAACTAAAGATCTTGTATCATTTAAGGCTGTCCACAAAGGGACAATCCAAGGATGTGCATTTCTTACACCACCTGCATTGCTCCTAAGAGCTTCCTCAATGCCTCTTAATAAAGAGACTCTTGGATCATATAAATCACTCACTACACTCTCCCCATTCTGACAGAACCTTAACAATGGCATTGAATCCATTGTTAGTCTGTGGATGATATTTGAACCCAGCAACATCGCTGAGCACTTGTAAAATATCTTCAAATCCTACAATACCATCTTCATTTAAATCTGAAGGACAGCTATTGTCAGGATAGTAGTTGATTGAGTAAATAGATGGGTCACAAGGATGCCCATTACCACAAGCAAATCGAACAACACCCCCAGATGCAAAATAGTCAGGACCAGTAAATCGAGCAATATGGAAACTGCCGGGCCACTTCTCGCTCTCCCAATCAACGTCAGCATTCCAACGAATCAGATCGCCGTAGTCATTTTGCGATGGAGCAGAGCAACACCTCTCTCCCACAATATCTTCACGGTGGGGCCAGAACTTCAACACAGGCGTATCTATCAGATCTTTGTGCTGCTGCTGCACCATCGGGTACTTGTATTGTTGACTCACCGTGCCGTACTTCTTGCCCAAGGGACCATGCAGAATCCATGAGTCACACCAAGTATATTCAAGATCAACCAGATCGCCTTTGCGTGGGCAGCATCCTTGTGGTCCGTCAAAATACCAGTTGACCGGCGTAAACTTTGCACCAAGATACATATGCCGCTGGTATGGGTTTGCTTGAATACAGTCCCAGTATGCACCGGGTTCAGGACATTCAATCCCTGTGTCTATCGTCCAGTAGTCAATGCACTCTTGGCAGTTGTCTAGCCAAGGGTAGAGATGGTCTGGTCGGCTGTTCTTGAAGATCGGACCTTCAATAGCCCAGCCAAATGCCTTGGTCGGTGACTCGCTTCCACGAGTACTACCAATCATATATGGTCGCCGTGGATCGCCATTGGGATACGAAAAGTCAGGGTCAAACCCTGTTTGAATATAGACATCAAACGTACGACCAAATGGAGTTAAACGACCAAGATCGTCAATCCACATATCTACTGCATTTGGATCAGCTGGAGGTCCAGCAGGATCACTTGCATACAATAATAGTGATAATAATTCTGTAATCATTATCTTCTCCTTTTATTCATTAGAAAGGGTAAAGAACCCAATAGTGCGAGCTGTCCAACTTCAGGAATGTAAACATAATCATACTCATCTTCAAAGAATATATCATTTTCTGGATAAGTAGTAAAGTTTAAATTAGTTAATATAGGAGGGACATCTGCAAACAGAAGAGAAGTATCTGCAGTAGAGGCATAAAAAGGAGTAGCTGGTTGAGGTTTAGGAGCTTCAGAAACTACGTCAATAACAGGACTTACAGTTTCAAACAAACTTACAGTTCTATCCATAAGCTCTTTGCCCAACACACCTGAAAGTACAGCAAAAACTAATAATAATTTATGATATTTTTTTTGCAGTTCTTTAAGGTTAGCCTCACAGCAGCTAGCCGCCTTTGCATCTCGCTCTCTACATTTAGGACATTCATTCATATTATTCCCCTCTTAGCATCTCCAACGTCTACGAGCTGCACAAATTCTTTTCTTTGGAGTCTTCTTACAGCTAATGCCATGCATTTTCATTTGACCTGCAGATCGGCTGCAATATGACTTTCTTCTTTTAGCTCTAGCCTTAGAGGGTTTCTTTTCAGTAACCGCAGTCTTTAATTTAGAGCCGGGATTCCTACGGCGGTATTCAGCAACACCCTTTTTGGTCATACCTGCACCCTTGGATGTAGCCCGCTTATGTCCGCTCTTTACAGACATGCCGCTCATACCTTTCTTTTTAGCCATAGCTTATCCCTTCTTTTTCTTTTTAGCATTCCTTTTAGCTGCAGTAATAACATCACCTCTTGTGATCTTGTTATAAGGAGGGGTCATTGCCGCTAACTTAGATTTCTTACTCTTAGATTTAGATGCTCGTTTTCTCATTTGTTTTTCCTCATACGTTGGGTTTTACGTTTACTTGCTTCTTTCTTTTTAGAAATATAAGAATGAGCAGCAGTTAAACTTCGCTTTTTAGCAGGATCTTTTGTTCTATTTTTAGCAACTCTAGATCGTTGTTCAATGAGATTAATGATCTGAGATTGTCTCTTGTGTGATTTAGATTTAAAACTAGATTGACCTAATGTTTTTTTAACATCACTTACACTGCTAAATTTAACAGGCACTGTATCCTTAGGATTCTCATCTGTATAAAGTCTACGACGAGAGCCCTTTGGTTTTTTACCTGTACCTTTTGCTGGATCTTTGCGTTTCATTTCTTAGCCTTTTTCTTCTTTTGCCACGAAATTGAGGCAGGACCCTTCTTCTTATTCTTTGCAGCAGTACACATAGCTTTCGTAGGGCGACAGGCAGGGTATGGTCTTTTGCTGCCGCCCTTTGCTGATTTCCGACCACACGGTTTGCCGGTCTTGCAATCTATCCAGCCCTTACCCTTATTGCGGGAGAACCAGCCATGCAGACCTTTCTTTTTCTCTGCACTAAAGTTGGCCTTCTTTTTAGCCATTACTTCTTCTTACCCTTGCTTTTATTGCCCCAGTTTTTTGCCCCAACTTTACGGCATTTAACAAGAGCTCCAGAAGCATATGCACTAGGCCACTTTGTGTATCTACTTTTTACTTTATGGTAGCAAGCATCTTTCTTACCACCACCTTTTTTCTTAGCCATACCCTGTCTCCAAATTTAAATTACATCATCTTACGACGAGTAGTCTTCTTCTTCTTAGCTTTTGCACTAGTCATGATGCCCTTCTTCTTAGCACCCATAGCTGCACTCTTTTTACCCATCTTCTTTCTTCCGCGCATGTTCTGCCTTCTTTCTGGTAGTAATATAACTCATAAAATCTTTAGAACAATTATCGTAGTAGCCTTGTTTATTAAGCATGTCCGAGTATTTGTTCAGTTCCGATAGGCTTTGTATAAACACAAGCCCGTACACAAAATCTACATGACAAGGCAAATGATCCATGTCATATTCAGGGTCCTCAACCTCGTCTTGAGATGCTGATACCATTAGATATAGATTGTCGTGAGCTAGTGTCTTGTTACGCTCTTCCGCCCAATCATCTGCATCTTTATCAGACCATAGGTCAGGGTCATAAGCAATGCCTACTAAGTCATAAGAAGAGTCCCAGTTAGAGATCTCTTCTTCAACTGTAGATGCATCACCTACAAGTATTTTAGTTTTATTGTCTCTCCAAGCTTTTAACGCAAAGGGACATGGCTTTAAACCATTATAAAATTCACTAGGGACATCAAGGTATTCATGAATCCATTGATCAATCTCTTTGTGAATAGCGTCTATATTCATCGCTTCTTAGAACCCTTTGGTGTCTTCTTCATTGGTGAGCTGTTCACGTACTTCTCAGCACTCTTGCCTTGATAGCTAGTGGTTCGCCCACAGGCACATGGAAACTTCTTAATCATAAGATTCTCCCAATCCAAAGCTGCAGGTCTTGTAATCTATTGACCAAGAAATCTGCTACAGTTTTAACAGAGACTTTAATGCCTCCTACAAATCCAATGAGCCCAAGCTCCATCCATTCTACAAATTTAGTAAGCATATTTAGTCCTTCATCTCACCTTCGATCCTTGAAACCTTGTTCTCTAAGGATCGTAATCTTTCTTCTAATGCGACAAGAGCCTTGTCCAGTCTATCAATTGCATTATCTAATCTAGTTGCAGTGTCATGCATACACTTAAAGACTCCTTGCAGTCTTCCTGCACCCCAAATAACGCCCCCAATAACGGCCACCAACTCTAACCAGTTGTTTAATTCTGAAATATCAACCATATCTAATCTCTATTCTGTTGAAACATTATTGCTAATAACAGTAGTAATAATAATACTACAAAACATAAAGAAGAGTCAGGGTCGATAGTTGGCGGTAGTTTTGGGTTAAGGGTTTCATGCTTTACTCGGGGTATGCTGGAACATCCAGTTACTAGTAATAATAGTAATCGCATTATGGTTTAGCACTGCTTGTGCCAAAGTAGAACCCAACAATAGCAAGTAGTACTTGACGCAATTCAGGTATAAGAATTACTCCATTGATCTCAGTAAAGATCTTGGTTGTAGGACCAGTAATTAGACCCCACAGTACGCTAGTACCTTGTACATCATTCTCTAAAATAACTGGAAGCCCCCATAGTGGAGCAAGTAAGGGGAGAAATACCACTGCAAATAGAATTGCAATAACAATAAACCGTCTTACAAACTTACCAGCTTTAGAAGAAACTCTTGCTGCTGCCTTATCAGCGGACTGATCTGAAGCTTCCCTGATTTTCAGGGAAGTCATTAGTAAGTCTTGCTGATTCTGAGAACGAATAGCTAAGAGTTTCATTACATAGCCAGCCAGTGTGCCACCTAATGTAGTTAAAAGCTCTATAGTCACTTTAGTCCTCTGAAGACTCTTCTTCTTTATTTTTATTCTCAACCTTAGACATTACATCTTCAATAGCTTCATGATACATACCTAAAATAGCATCAATCTGCACAGTAAGGCCTACCATAAGACTGCGATCTCCAGTAGGAGCCTTTGGGGTAATTTCAACTAAGGTTTCTACGCATTTAGCCAAACCATTTAAAACATCTACTACATTTTGGGTATAGTTAACGCCTTCTTCTTTGGCTTCTTGCACTTCTTCAATAACTTCAGACATTTATTTCTCCTTGATAATGCCTCTCAAAAGACCTTAAAGGGGGCCTAAGCCCCCTCCAAGGGCCAAGGAGAGACTAGTTATATGTCTTTTCGCTGTTCTTTTGTTATCACTAGCTGGGCTACCATGGCATTTTATGCGTGATAGCCTTTGTTTCCTTGTCATATTCTTCAGGTCTAAGCAAGTGGAGAGCAATAAACTGAGAATCTAAATAGTCATCAGGGTCATCGAATCCTGCTTCTATCGCTTTTCTCTTTTTCTCTTCATATTTAGGCTTAACATTATTCCAAGAGTCTCGATTTTCTTGTCGAATCTCTGCAATCTTATGTTCCAAAGATAGAGAACTTTGCAACACCTTCTTAGCCCATGCTGGACCACGACCAAAGATACCCCAGATATTATCTGCAGAATCACCTGACACTAACTGGGTTAATTCAGTTAATCTGGCTTCTTCTTCTTCGACATAAACTGGTTGATCTTCTTTTCTAGGATTCCAATGCCATCCAGAAACAGTTCTAAAATCTTTATCAATACCAATACCAACCCAAGAGTCCATAGAGACGAGCATGGAGATGATATCATCTGCTTCAAGTCTATCCATTGCAATACTTTTCTCCACAGAATCTGAAGCTGACGCATAAGCACATGCATCACCTAAAAATACTGGTTTTGGTTTGTTGTTTCTATTATCTTTATACAAGGGCCAAAAGGTCTTGCGAAAGTTATCTTGTCTATTACACGAAAATGCAATATATGTTGTATCAAAATTAGAAGACAAATCTTTCAAGTCGTACTCAATACGGTCTTCTAAGCAATCATAGCCTTCATTATCTGCATAACAAGCAGCAGTATAAGCTAACCAATCGCCATCAATTACACATTTATTCGGGGTCTTCTGGGTCATCAATACCTGTCTCATCCATATAGTCTTCTGCAGCCTTGTCGAAAAGATCTCGAAGAGCTTCTGCAATCTCACGAAATAGTTCTTCTCGTTCTTCATCACTTAAATCATTTAAGTAAACTTCTTCTTTGTCCGCTGCAGAAATAACTTTAATGCCAAGAACAAAGGGAGCTACTAGTTTAATCATCTTATTAAGATCTTCTACTGTAGTCTCATTGTTTAGCCAATACATATCATGTTCTACAGGGCCATCCCAAGGCATCTTAACATTAAAGAATCTTTCAATTCGATGCTGTACACCTTGAGTCTTGTCTAAATTTTTAGCTAACTTTTCTGATTCATGAGCTCTCCAACGAGCTCTAGGATAAGGCAATCTTTCTCCAGCATAAACATGCATAAGCTGACCACCTTGTCTAAGGATCATATCTATTTCATTCTGATAACGAACATCATCAATAATTAAAATACGTTCCCAATACTTTTCACTGCGAGAAATGTCAAAACTTTCACTTGCCATAGCATCAATAATACGCATTTTGGCTTCATGTAAAAAGAACTCTGGATCCTCTGCTCGTTTGGTTGCCCCAAACTCTTGGCAGAACTTTCTGTATTTTGCTTGATCTCTTTCCTTTGTTAGCCCCTGCTCCTTTGCTGCCACCTTAATAGGATCAGCAAAAGATATAAGCTCTGGAACAAAACCTTTTGAGAAAGCAATTGCCATAAGCTGATTAGCTACATGGGTCTTGCCTGCTCTAGCCTGTCCTGTTAATCCTAATAATCTCATTCATCGTTTCCACATAAAGGGATCTCATAGTAAACTAAGATTCCTTCTTCTTTAGCAAATGCCCATTCCCAGTTTGCACCGGGACTATTTTCATAGCCAGACATCATGTATATTGCGTCTACACTTTTAAGTGCTTTCAAATCTCGACGAGCTGCTTTCATATAGTCCTTACGTGTAAACTCTACATCAGGACGTAAGCCTGCTTCTAAGTCCATCTCACAAGGGTTAATAACTTCCCAGCCCGCTTCTTCTAACTCCTGCTGCTTTCGTAGAAAAGCACCATAGTTATTATCAGGATACCCTGACATAGGACCTGCAATGTAAATTTTCATTAATGACACTCCGACCAATTTTTACCAATAGTTGCTTCTGCCGCAATAGGCATTCGAATATCTAAAAGTTTACCAGCTTCTTCAGCTGCGTCAACTAAAATCTTAGATACTTCTTCAGCATATTTTTCGTGACACTCCCATTGCATCTCGTCATGAATAAATCCAATCTGATATGCTGGAAGCCCTGCTTCTTTAATCATACGATTAGCAGTAATACACCACATCTTAGATACAATAGCACCTGCACCCTGAAGCAAGACGTTAAGGGCTTTGTGTACTGATCGTACTGGAACCACTCTGCCGTCAAGTAATCTAATATTACCTTGTCTACCAGCTTGAGTAGTTACATTATCAATAAGCTTTTTAAGTGCTGGAATATTCTC